GGACCTACAATCTTACAACAAAACGATAAGAGAGTAGTTATCAAAATAGTCAATCAATCAGATGGTTCAGGTGGTACAACAGTCTTTGCAGATGTCTCTGCATTAGCAGCTAACAAAAATGGACAATCCGTCACAACAGTAAGCCCACAAAGAATATGGTGGTCTTGTGCCAATGGTGATGGTGGTGATTCTTTTGCTAGACTAGACTTTGAAGACTCAGATGGTGATATACCTATTGCAACATTAGTTGATTCAGGCTATTGGGATTTAAGAGAATTTGGTGGTATTCCTGCAAACACTTCATCCAACTCAAATCAAAGTGATGTAAACTTTGTTGTACCGGGTGCAGCTGATTCAGGTAATACATACACAGTTATTGCAGAGTTTATTAAAAACTACGATTAATTATGGAAATTAGTGTAGAACAATATACGAATGAACTGGTAGGTTTTTCTAAGGGCGGTATGCCTTCTCGTAATAAAAAAAATTACAGATCTACTAAATCTGGCGCAGGCATGACCCAAGCCGGTGTGAAAGCTTATCGTCGTATGAATCCAGGTAGTAAATTAAAAACAGCTGTGACAGGTGACGTTAAAAAAGGTAGTAAATCTGCAAAAAGGCGTAAGTCTTATTGCTCAAGAAGTGCAGGTCAAGCTAGGATGCACAATATTAATTGTCGTAAAACGCCTAATAAACGTATATGTCAGGCGAGGAGAAGATGGAAATGTTAACAAACGTATATAAAACTATGAATAAGTTGTGGACTAAATATAAAGATAGTTGGACTTGTGAAAGTTGTAAGATAAGAGATATTATAATAGTCGTTTTAATACTTTTAATTATTTTTGTATGAGATTAACTGACAATTTTACTTTAGCCGAATTAACTAAATCGCAAACAGCTGAACGATGTAATATAGACAATAATCCCGACAAGGAACACATCGATAATTTGCAAAAACTTTGCGATAATATTTTACAACCTGTAAGAGATTACTTTCAAAAAGCCGTTGTAATTACTTCTGGTTATAGATCTCCTGAGCTAAGTCAAAAAATAGGTTCTTCTTCTCGATCACAGCATTGTAAAGGTGAGGCAGCAGATATGGAAATACCTGGTGTTTCAAACAAAGAATTAGCAGATTTTATTAATGATAACTTAGATTTTGATCAAGTTATTCTGGAATTTCATAATCCTGATGAAATAAATTCTGGTTGGGTACATGTGTCATATGTGGGTGATAGAAATAGAAGTGAGTACTTATTAGCCGAAAAAGATGAAAGTGGCAAAGTGAGGTACAGCAGATGCCTATAACTAGAGGACAGATGGCTAAACAAATATCTAAGCCACCCATGAAAAAAAAGAAAAAGAAGAAAAAGAAGAAACAAGTAAGGTCTAGATAGCTAGAATTAAAACTGATAAACTCATATTATGGCTAAGAAAGGAAGAAAAATTTGTCCAAAAGGTAAAGCAGCAGCAAAGCGTAAATTTGATGTTTACCCATCAGCTTACGCAAACATGTACGCAAGCAAGGTCTGTAAAGGTCAAATCAAAAGCGCTAAAAATGGTTCTTTTGTATCTGACTACTACGGAGATTTGATTAAGTAATGGGTGCTTTAAAAGATTGGGCTAACGAAAATTGGGTAGATATCGGTGCTCCTAAAAAGGACGGCAAATATCAACCATGTGGTCGTAAAAATGCAAAGACCTCAAAACGTAAATACCCAAAATGTGTTCCAGCTGCTAAAGCAGCAAGGATGAGTAAATCGCAGAAACGTTCTGCGGTAAAACGAAAAAGGCAGGCGGGTAATACTGGCCCAAAACCAGTTAATGTAAGAACCATAGATAAAAAATACTATGGTGGATTAATACAATTTTAGGAGGTTACTATGGCTCAAAAATTTGGACCAGATAAAAGAAAAGGAAATTTGGGTAGAACTAAAATAGACCCAAGAAGAGGTGGTAAAGCGGGAGACGCTGGACCAAAATTTCAAAGAGAAGGAGCACAACCAAGGACAAAAATAACTGATTCAAGAATTAGTGATAGTCCAGATGCTGGTTTTTCAGGCAGTAAAAAAAGTATAGCTCCAGGAAGTTTTAAAGCAGCTTTTGCAGTTGCTTTTGCAAAAGGTCCGGGCACATTGTTTACCTTTAAAGGTAAAAAATACAAAGCCATCAAAAAACATGAAGGTAAAGGTCCATCGGCTAGTAGAGTTGAAGATAAAGTTTCTAAAGCTACTATCATTAAAGGTAAACGTGATACTACTAAATCTAAAACAAAAGCACAAACTAATTACGCATTAGCTGGTGCTAGTGCTAGTGCTGGTGCTGGTGCTGTTGCAAAGAAAAAGAGCAAAGCAAAGACACCTGCTTCAGGTAGATTTGGTCAGCGTAAAGCTGGTGGTATCATGAAAGCTAGTGACGGTAAAGCTGTAGTCAAAAAAGCGTTTGTAGGTAAATTTATTGCAAAAAGGATAGCTTTACAGGCTGGCAAAGGTGCAACCGAACTAACCAAACTAACCAAAGCTCAAAGAGAAACATTAATGAAGATGCCTGACAAACAACGTGAGGCTACTATTAAAAGAATTAAGGCATCATTTGAGAGAGCAGATAAAGCACCTAAACTTAATAAAAAGAAAGTAGCCGCTATATTTGCTGTTCCTGCTGCAGTTGTTCTTAACAAAAAAAAAGGAAAAGCAGATACAGCAAAACCAAAACGTAAAGAAGACAAAGTATCTCAAGCTAATATTATCGGTCAAGGTTCTAAAAAAGGCAGACGCGCTGGCGGTATCATGAAAGCTAATTCCGGTAAAATGGCAAACAAAGATTATGATGGTGATGGTCGTATTGAATCAAGTACAGCAGAATATATGGGTTCAAGAGATAAAGCTATTAAGCAAAGTAAAAAATTGCGTGGTGGTGGTGCTGCAATTAGGGGCAACAATTTTAAAGGTATTTTTTAGGAGGCTAAATGGCAACCTCAGGCACAACTACATTCGATCTTGATATCGATGACATCATTGAAGAAGCTTATGAACGTTGTGCTGTCAGGACTAATAGTGGCCGTGATCTCAAGTCTGCTCGTCGTAGCCTTAATATTTTGTTTTCTGAGTGGGGCAATCGTGGCGTGCACTTGTGGAAAGTGGCGTTAAAAACACAAGAACTTACTTCAGGCACAGCAACTTATACTGCACCCTCTAACACCAGTGATATCCTTGAAGCATATATCAGTAGTTCAAGTGGAACTACTAGTTCAACTAGTGATATATCTTTGACTAAAATATCAAGAAGTGATTATGCGTCAAAAAATAATAAGGGCGCTACTGGGCAACCGTCAGAGTATTATGTAGATCGCCAAACTACACCAACTATTACTTTGTATCAAACACCCAATGCTAGCACTTATACTCATTTAAAATATTATTTTATGGAGCGTATTGAAGATGCTGGTGCTTATACAAATCAGGCAGATGTAGCATTTAGATTTATACCTTGCATGGTAGCGGGACTTGCTTATTATTTAAGTATGAAAGTAAATCCAAGAATAACTCAACAGAATAAAATGATTTATGAAGATGAACTTAAACGTGCGTTAGATGAAGATGGGCAAAGAACTTCAACTTACATCACACCGCAAAGTTATTATCCATCAGGGAGTTAAAACATGCCATACGCAAAAGGAAAATACGCTAAAGCAATATCTGATAGATCAGGTATGGCGTTTCCTTATAAAGAAATGGTCAAAGAGTGGAATGGTGCATTTGTGCATAAATCTGAGTATGAAGCAAAACATCCTCAGATAAGAAGAAAACATCATCAATCAGATGCCGTAGCTTTACAGAACCCAAGACCAAGACCTAAAGATGATAATGATGGTTTTGTTATTTATGTTAATAATGGGTTTAATAATTCAAGCATGTTGCCTAGTGCAAGTGATAATATATTAGGCACATCTTTAGAATCGTTTGAAATGACATCTAGCACTGGAGAGGTAACCATAAGTATATCATGACTATCACACACGCTAACTTTTTAACACAAGTAAGAAACTACACTGAAGTAGATTCTAATGTATTATCTGATACTTTAATTGATCAGTTTATTCGTAATATTGAATTAGATATTGCGGGTAAGGTTGATTATGATGATTTACGAGCTTACAAAACATCTTCATGTGTGGCATCACAACGATATCTTAGTATGCCAGAAGAGATGATGTATTTAAGATCTGTTCAAGTGACTAGTAGTAGCAGTCGTATATTTTTAGAAAAACGAGATACTAGTTTTATATCAGAGTTTAATCCAACAGATGCAACAGGTGTACCAAAATACTATGCAAACTGGGACGATAGTGCAATTGTGATTGCTCCAGTGCCATCTAGTGCTTTAACTGTACAGATTAACTATGTCATCGATCCACCACATTTTAACAGCTCAACTACTACCTTTTTGTCAACCAATCAAGAATCGTTATTATTACACGGGGTGCTAACTGAGTGTTTTAGCTACTTAAAAGGACCTACTGATATGTACAATTTATATAAAGGAAAGTACAATGAAGAGGTACAGCAATTTGCTATGCAACAGATGGGACATAGAAAACGTGGGCAATATACAGATGGTGAACCAAGAATACCCGTTCCATCAATTTCACCAAATGTTAAGGGAGCACAATAATGGCAATAACAACTAATGCAATATGTAATTCGTTTAAAAAAGAATTATTAGAGGGCACACATAATTTTAAAGCAAGTGGTGGCAACAGCTTTAAACTGTCGCTTTACACTAGTGATGCTACTTTAGGAAAATCAACTACATCGTTTACGTCAGATAACCAAGTATCAAATACTGGTCAATACGCATCTGGTGGTAGTGCACTAACTAATGGAGGTACTTCAATATCTTCAGATACTGCTCTAGTCGATTTTGCTGATCTGTCGTTTACAGGAGTAACTTTAACTGCAAGAGGAGCTTTGATTTATAATGATACTGCATCAGGTGACCCAGCGGTATGTGTATTAAATTTTGGTGGCGATAAGACAGCTACCTCAGGCACATTCACTGTGCAGTTTCCAGCCTTCTCATCCTCTGCAGCAATTATACGAATAGCATAGGAGTAATACATGGCTTTAGTACTCAATGACCGTGTAAAAGAAAGCACTACCACTACTGGAACTGGTACAGTTACTTTAGGCGGTGCAGTGCAAGGTTTTGAGACTTTTGCGGCAGGTATTGGTAATAGCAACACTACTTACTACTGTATTCAATTAGGTTCTGAGTTTGAAGTTGGTCTTGGAACTTTGGCAAGTGATAGTTCAACTCTAGCCAGGACAACAATAATTTCTAGTTCAAACAGCGATAGTGCTGTTAACTTCTCAGCAGGTACTAAATTTGTTTTTTGTACGATGCCTGCAAGTAAATCTTTAGTTTTAGATGCAAGTAATAATATAACTTTACCTGCAAAATTAATTATGCCAGATGTAACGTCTGGTAAAATATTAGTGGGTGATGGCACCAGTTATGAAGAAGTAGCAGTAAGTGGAGATGTAACGATTGCTTCAAGTGGTGCTATAACAATTGCCAATAATGCTGTAGAAACAGCTATGATCAATGCGGATGCAGTAACAGGAGCTAAAATAGCAGATGACGCTATTAACTCAGAGCATTATACAGATGGTTCAATAGATACAGCTCACATAGCCGACAGTCAAATTACTAATGCTAAAATGGCAGATAATGCCATTGATACCGCAGAGATTGCGGCAAGTGCAGTAGAAACTGCAAAAATAAATGATGCTGCAGTAACTACTGCTAAAATTACAGACGGTAATGTAACCACAGCTAAGATAGCTGCTGATGCAGTTACACAAGCTAAAATTGCTGATGACGCTGTAGGAGCTGACCAACTAGGTGCTAACGCAGTGGTTAATGCAAGTATTGCATCCAGTGCAGCTATAGCAGACAGTAAACTAGCAACGATCTCTACTGCGGGCAAAGTAAGTATTGATGCGTTAGAAATTGACGGTGCATCTGAGATGGGTGCAGCACTTGCTGATGCTGACCTATTGATTGTAGATGATGGAGCTGGTGGTACAGAAAAATCTATGTTGGCATCTAGGATACCAACGTATGTATTTAGTAAAGTTAGTGGTGATGCAACTGTAGCATCTAACGGTGCCTTAACTATTGCGGCTCAAGCTGTTGAAAATTCTATGTTGGCAGACGATGCTGTAGGAGCTGATGAGTTAGCTGCTAATGCAGTCGTTACTGCATCTATAGTCGATGATAACGTAACTCAAGCTAAAATTGCAGATGACGCTGTTGGTGCTGATCAATTAGCAGCTAGTGCTGTGGTAACAGCATCTATCGTAGATGACAATGTAACTCAAGCTAAAATAGCAGATGATGCAGTGGGTGCTGATCAACTAGCAGCGAATGCTGTGGTCAACGCAAGTGTGGCTTCAGGTGCGGCAATTGCTGATACTAAATTAGCCACTATATCAACAGCCAATAAAGTAGATATAGGGGCGTTAGATATAGATGGTGCGTCTGACATTGGTGCTGCATTAGCAGATGCTGATTTAATTATTGTAGATGATGGTGCGGGTGGTACAGAAAAAAAATGTGAAGTTTCAAGAATAAAAACTTATATCGCAGATGTTACCTTAACAACTGCGGCACAAACTAATATAACATCATTAGGCACTCTTACTGCACTTACTGTATCTGGTATAATCACAGCTAACGCAAAATTAGATTTAAACGGCACTGAGCTTATACTTGATGTCGATGCCGATACCTCAATTACTGCTGATACAGATGATCAGATAGACTTTAGAATTGGCGGTGCCGATGTAATGGAGATGAACGCAACTGCCTTTAGTGGTGGTGCGATTTATGAAAACGCTGATGATATTACGGCTAACTATTCAATCACAGCAGGTAAAAATGCTTTTAGTGTAGGGCCAATAACAGTAGCCAGTGGTGTAACCGTAACCGTCCCTAGTGGACAAAGATGGGTAATATTATGACATGTAAAATTAATGCAGATACCAGTGATGGTTTAAAATTAGTATCGGATACTAGTGGTTCTATAGACTTACAATCTAATGGTAATACTGATATTTCATTTGCTTCAAATGCTTTGAATATTAAATCAGGTACTACCTTAACTGTAGACTCAGGAGCAACGATTACTAATAGTGGTACAGCTACTGGCTTTGGAAAAATACTTCAAGTGGTATCAACTACTAAGACCGATGTTTTTTCAAGCTCATCAGTTAATACCTTTGTAGATATAACTGGATTGTCTGTAGCTATAACTCCTAGGGCAACGAGTAGCAAAATTTTAATTTTATATGATACGCAAATGAGTGGAACAGAATTATTTTTTATTCAATTAGTTAGGGCTAGTACAGCTATAAAAGTAGGAGATTCGGATAGTTCAAATAGAGTAGAATGTACTGTTGGTGGTGATTTACAAAGTTCTAATAACGATAAAATTGCAACTATAGCAGGAACTTTTTTAGATTCTCCAAGCACAACAAGTGCTACTACCTATAAACTTCAAGGCAGAGTCTATGGTGGTTCTACTAGTTTTAAAGTTAATGCACCTGTAAATGATAGTGATGCAACTTATACAGGTCGTGGTGCATCAACAATTACAGTTATGGAGGTAGAAGGTTAATGAATCATAAAGCAATATATGCATTATACGATAACGTAGTGTCCATAGATGATACACAAGGAGCTATGGATAAAGATGGCAACTCTGTAACTATTAATATGGATAATGTAAATGCTTGGGTAGACCCTGAGGCTTACAAATATAAAAGACAACGAGAGTATCCATCTATTGAAGACCAGCTAGATAAGATTTACCATGATGGTATTGATGCTTGGAAAGTTGTTATTAAAGCCACTAAAGACAAGTACCCAAAGGAGTAAACAATGGCACTAACATTACATGGCACAGTATCGGATAACACAGCAGTCTTAGACAGAAGAAGTGCTAAACCATTAGTTATTAATGGTGATATGGCAGTTGCTCAAAGGGCTACAAGTGTTACAGGTATTACAACAGCAGCATTTTATACAGTTGATAGAATAGGCACTAATTTAAATGGTGCTGGAACATGGACACAAACACAAAGCACAGATACACCAACAGGAAGTGGTTTTAGAACATCTTTAAAAATGGATTGCACAACAGCAGATGCTTCTCCTGCTGCTGGAGATTATCTAAGTATGCTATATAAATTTGAAGGGCAAGAAGTGCAACTTCTTAAAAAAGGAACATCCTCTGCAGAAGGTGTTAGCATTGCCTTTTGGGTTAAATCAGCAAAAACAGGAACACATATTTTAACTTTAATAGATAATGATAATAACAGAGCAATATCTAAAGTATATACAGTTTCAAGTGCTGATACATGGGAAAAGAAAGTTGTTTATTTTGCAGGAGATACTACAGGTGTTTTAGATAATGATAATGCTTTAAGTTTTTATATGCTTTTTTATTTAGTTGCAGGAAGTAATATTAGTTCTGGAACTTTACAAACTTCTTGGGATACATTAACAACAACTGATTTAGCTGTAGGGCAAGTAAATCTAGCAGACAGCACAGACAATAATTGGTACTTAACAGGCTTACAAATGGAAGTAGGCGAGTTTGATGCTAACAGTATAGCTCCCTTCCAACATGAATCGTCTGGTGATAGCTTACAAAGATGTAAAAGATATTTTAATAGATTAACAAAAGCTAGTGATTATATGGGTGTAATGATGGGTCATGCTTCTGCATCAAATAATTGTAGAGCTTTGATGTACCATACACCAGAAATGAGAGCAACACCAACAATAACAAAAGATGGAGATTTTATTAGGTCATTTGGGACTGCAACAGCTTTAAGTTTTAGTGTAGCCACTAACAACACAAGAACAGCAACGATTGATTGGGGTGCAAGTGTGTTTACAACTGGAGAAGGTGTATTAATTACATTTAAAACAGGTTCAGGATACATTCAAGCAGATGCAGAATTATAGGAGAATATTTTGAAAACAGTAAATACAGCACAATATGTAGCACCACCAATAGATGCTTCGGCTGAGCCTACAATAATTAAAGTTACTTTTGTTGGAAATAGTATTGAACATTTTGTACCAATAGATACAAATAATTCAGATTATCAAGTAGTACAAGCATGGGTAGCAAATGGCAACACTATAGCGGAGGCAGATTAATGAGTAGTATTAAATTAAAAGGTAGCAGTTCAGGTGACGTAACGATTACCGTACCAGCAGCAGCTGGAACTAATACAGTAACCATTCCTGCCGCTACAGGCACTTTACCGCTATCTAATTTAGACCATGTAACTAACAGACAAAATGCTAACCCACTAATCATTAATGGTGATATGGAAGTAGCACAAAGGGCTACATCTGCTACAGGGCTAACTGGCTCTAGTTATTCTGTTTGTGATAGATGGCTAATAGATATAGGCACAGGTGGAACTTGGACTGTTTCTCAAGTAGCCGATGCTCCAACAGGTTCAGGATTTCGTAGCTCAACAAAGTATGATTGCACAACTGCAAATGGTAGTTTATCTGCTGGGTCTTTTATGACACACCAAATGAGATTTGAAGGACAAGACTTACAAGTATTTAAAAAAGGAACATCTAGTGCAGAAAATTTTACTGTATCTTTTTGGGTTAAGTCAGCAAAAACTGGAACTTATATTGTTGAGCTTGAAGATATGGACAATACAAGACAAGTATCTCAAGCGTACACTATTTCAAGTGCTGACACTTGGGAAAAAAAAGTTTTAAGTTTTCCTGCTGATACCACAGGAGCTTTTGACAATGATAATGCTGCAAGTTTACATATGTTTTTTTGGTTACTGTCTGGCACAACTTATGCCAGCGGTACATTAAATACAACATGGGCTTCAAAAACAAATGCAAATAGAGCAGCAGGTCAAGTTAATTTAGCCGATAGTACTGATAACGATTGGTACATTACAGGCGTACAATTAGAAGTTGGCGATTATGACTCAACCACTATACCACCATTTCAACATGAATCGTTTGGTGATAACTTGGCTAGATGTCAAAGGTATTTTCAAATATTTACACAGCCACCATTAATAGGTTCTGCTAATGCTAATAATACGATTGCTAGAGCAAGTATAGGGTTATTTCCTGTACAAATGAGAGCAGCTCCAACGGCTGTACAATCTGGTACATTAAGTTGGTTTTATTCTAATAGTCATCAACCAACCAGCACAGCGTTTTCTGCGTCGTATACTGATGTTGATGGTGCTGAATTTGACATAACAGTATCAGGAACAGGTATGACAGCTACGCACCCTTGTGGTGTTTTTCAAAGTGGTTCAGCTTTTATAAGTTTTTCTGCGGAATTATAGGAGATAGATATGAATATAACATCAGCACAATATCAAACAGGCATGATTGGAAGCGGTAACGTAAATATTAAAGCTACTATTAATGGAGTTGTATGTTATGTACCTATTAATACAGATAATACAGACTACCAAGCTATACTTGCATGGGTAGCAGACGGTAACACTATAGCGGAGGCAGACTAATGCCATTAGTAATCAAAGGAAGTAGTTCAGGACAAGTAACGGTTGATGTACCAGCAGCAGCAGGTACTAATACTCTGACACTACCAGCAAATACTGGTAATATTATTACTAATAAAACTGCTGGAACAATACTACAAGTAGTATCAACTACTAAGACCGATGTTTTTTCAAGCTCAACAGTAGATACCTTTGTGGATATAACTGGATTATCTGTAGCTATAACTCCTAGTGCAACAAG